AGTTTAGATAGAGTAAAAGCATCTGTATTTAATGTTAGAAACGCATTAGCTGGTTTAGGTGCTGGATTAGTTATTCGTAATCTTGTTAATACAGGAAAAGAAATAGAATCACTTCAAGTTAGGTTAAAATTTTTATTTGGTAGTGCAGAAGAAGGAGCAAAAGCCTTTGATAAAATGGCAAAATTTGCTTCTAAAGTTCCTTTTAGTTTACAAGAAATACAAGCTGGTTCTGGTAATTTAGCAGTTGTAGCAAAAGACGCTGAAGAATTATCTGATTTATTAGAAATAACTGGTAACGTTGCGGCGGCAACTGGTTTAGATTTTAGAACTACAGCAGAGCAAATACAAAGATCATTTAGTGCTGGTATAGGGGCGGCAGATTTATTTAGAGATAGAGGTGTTAGAGCCATGCTTGGTTTTAAAGCTGGTGCAACAGTATCAATAAATGAAACCATTAAAAGATTTGATGAAGTATTTGGAGAAGGTGGAGAGTTCGGTGGAACTACAGATGCATTAGCACAAACACTTGAAGGAACTTTATCAATGATTGGCGATAAAGTATTTAATTTTAAGAAAACATTATTAGACGCTGGTTTCTTTTCAGAATTAAAAAGACAGTTTGGCGATCTAGATAAATTTTTAGAAAAAAATGCTGAAACATTAGATAGGGTTGCAGTAGAAATAGGAACAAAACTTGCTCAAGCTGTTGTTGCAACTGCTGAAGGAATGAAAACATTAGCTGATAATATGGAAACAGTTAAAATAGTTGCGGCTGGTTTGTTATTAGCAATAGCACCAATACCTACATCATTAGGTTTAATAGCATTAGCAATTAAAAAAGTTAGTGATGAATCTGCAATTCTTAGAAGAGAAATGTTTGATGTAAAAGATTCATTTGAAGGTTTAAATGTTTTTCAACTTAATAAACAATTAGAAACTCTTGAAGATAGATTTAAAGCATTACAAGAATTATCGCCTTTAGAAAAAAAAGGTAAAGGTGCATCTTTTTCAAAAGAATTATTTACAATAAGCGAAGCAATAGATGAAATAAAAGCAAAAATTGCTTCTTTACAGGCTTTAGAAGTTAAACTTTTTCCAAAGTTACCAGAACAAGTAAAGAAAGATACTTTAACAGTAGAACAAGAATTAGAAAAACAATTAAAAGCATATAGACAATATGCAAATATAAGAAGATACCAAGCGGCAGAACAAGCTAGAGAACAAGCTAAAATAAATAAAATGGGTTTAGATGAAATTCATAATAATACTAGAGATAGTTTACAAGCTATTAGTGGATTAAATAGAACTGCATTTGAAGCATATAAAAGATTTCAAATTGCAGAAGCTACCATTAATGCAGTAAGAGCGGCAAGTAAAGCATTTGGTCAATATCCTTTCCCATTAAATTTAGCTGTTAGTGCAAGTGCATTAGCAAAAGGTTTAGCATTAGTTGCCCAAATTAAATCTACTAACTTTAGGGCTGGAGGTGGTTCAGTTAACAAAGGTCAACCTTATATGGTTGGAGAAAAAGGTCCAGAAATGTTTGTGCCAAGTGGTTCTGGAAAAATTGTAGCTAATAACCAAATGGGTAATGGTCAACCTGTAAATGTAAACTTTAATATTAATACAGTAGACGCTAGAGGGTTCAATGAACTATTAACTAATAGTAGAGGTGTTATCGTAAATATGATTAATAGTGCTGTAAATGAAACAGGCAGACAGGCAATAGTATGAGTGGAGCATTACCAAGTGTAGATTTTAACGCTATTAATTTTAAGAGTGAACAGCGTACATTAGTTTCAACCTCAGATAGTGGTAAAACATTTCGTAGACAAGTTGATGGACAACGCTGGTCTTTTACAGTTTCTTATCCCTTAAAAACAAGATCAGACTTCGCACCGATACAAGCCTTCATTATAAAACAACGCTCACAAAAAGAAGATTTCACTATAACCTTCCCCAGCTATTTAAACGCACAGGGTAGTGAAACAGGAACAGTTTTAGTTAATGGAGTTCATGCTGTTGGTGATACTACAATCGCTGTTGATGGTCATGCTGGAGATACTGCTGGAAGTTTTAAAGCTGGTGATCTTATAAAGTTTGCTGGTCATTCAAAAGTTTATATGATTGTTGAAGATGTAACGCCAAGTTCTAATGCGTCAACGCTAACTATAGAACCACCACTAACTAACGCACTAGCAAATGATGAAGCTGTAACTTATGACAGTGTACCTTTTACAGTTCATTTGAATAGTGATGTGCAAGAGTTCCAAACAAATCAAGTTGATAGTTCTGGAAATTTATTATTTAGTTTTGAATTTGATGTTATTGAGAGTATCTAATGGCAAGAGGATTAACAAGTGCTGTCAAAACAGAATTGGCAACAGGAAATATTAACCCTGTTCATTTAATTCATTTAAATTTTTCTACCCCTGTATATTTAACCGATTGTAGTTTTGATTTAACATCAAGTATTTCTGGAAGCTCACAAACATACACAGCAAGCGGTCATATTCTTGGAATTGGTAATACGCAAGAAGGAGCAGAGCCAATTAAGAACTCACTTAATTTAAGTTTATCTGGAGTAGATCAAACATATATAGCTGTGGCATTAAATGAAAATATTATTAATGATGTAGTGCAAATCTACAGAGGTTTTTTAAATAGTTCTAACGCATTAATTGCTGATCCTTTTTTATTGTATGAGGGATTTATAGATCAGTATTCAATAGAAGATGATACTCAAACTGCTGGAATAGGTTTAAGTATTACTTCGCATTGGGGTAATTTTGAAAAAGTATCTGGACGAAGAACAAGTGATAATTCTCAACAAAGATTTTTTTCTGGTGATAAAGGTTTTGAATTTTCTGCATTAACAGTTCAAGATATTAGATGGGGTAGAGAATAATGGGATTTGGTAGTTTTATAGGAAGTATAATATCAATAGTAAAACCTATTGTAAGTTTTGTTTCCCCTATTCTTTCGGCTGTTAGTATTGCGGCAACTGCTTTAACTTGGTTAAGAAAACCAGATGAGCCAGAATTTAATTTTGATAGTACAGCAGAGAACATAGCAAAAGGTGTTTTATTAAATAAGACAGCCGCTAATGGTCAAATACCAGTAATTTATGGAACAAGAAAAGTTGGCGGTACATTAGCTTTTTTAGAAACATCTGGAACAGATAATCAATATTTATACATGGCGTTAATTTTAGGTGAAGGAGAAATTGATGATATTACTTCTATATTTATAAATGATAATCAAGTTACTTGGTCTGGAGATTTAGCAGATAATACACAAGTTACAGTAAATGCCAGTGATAGTAATTATTATAAAGATGATGAAAGTTTAATCACAGTTGAGCCACATTTTGGTTCTGACTCACAAACAGCTTCAAGTCTTTTATCTACTCTTAGTTCTTGGACAAGTACCCATAGATTAAGAGGTGTTTCTTATTTAGCTTTACGTTTACAGTGGAACTCTGACGCTTTTGGTTCTATTCCAACAGTTAATGCAATCGTCAAAGGTAAAAAAATTTATAATCCAAACTTAGACGGAACAAAAACAGGTGGTACAGGCTCTCACAGAGAAGATGATAGTTCTACTTGGGAATATTCAGATAATCCAGTTTATCAATTATTAGATTATTTACGAAACGATAGATATGGAATGGGGATAGCAAATAGTTATTTTGATTCTAACTATGCTGATTGGCAAACTGCTGGTGATATTTGTGATGCTGATATAACGCCTTATAGTGGGGCTAGTGCTATTGATTTAATTGATAGCCATGCTGTTATAGATACTTCACAAAAGGTTATAGATAACGTTAAAAAATTCTTAACAGGCTCAAGAGCATTTTTAAATTATTCTGCTGGAGAATATAAAATCACAGTAGAAAGTTCTGGTAGTGCTTCTATTACTTTAACAGAGGACAATATAATCGGTGGCATAGGTGTTTCTTCTAAAAATAAAAATGAAAGATTTAACAGAGTTATTGTTACCTTTATTAATCCAAATAAAAATTATCAAGTAGATGAAGCACAGTTTCCACCAGTAGATGAAACAGGTTTAGCAAGTGCAGATCAACACGCAACAATGAAAACAGCAGAT